CTGGTGGTTCAGCAGAAGGTAAGGCTTGGTTAGATTTAAATGATGTTGACAGCAGCAAGACTGCGAAGCAAGGTGAAGCTGACTGGATGCTAGGCATTGGTGCAGAATCAGATGCTATGAGTAACAGTAGGTATCTAAAAATTAACAAGAACAAATTGATTGGTGATAAGGATACAAAGGCTGAGCTGAGACACGGCAACCAAGCCGTGTTGATTCAGCCACACATTGCTAGGTATAAGGAGATGGTATGAGAACTTTAACATTAGATGTAGAAACAACTATATCAAATACTGGACACCCATTCACTAAAGACAATAAGCTAATGCTTGTTGGGTTAGATGGACATAGAGTATATGATATTGAATACAGTGCTGAACCCCACAAGGAATTGCTAAATGAGATTCAAGTAGCCGTGAATCAAGCAGATGTGCTTGTGGGTTTCAACATTAAGTTTGACTTGCATTGGTTACAAAGATATGGTATAGACTTTAAAAGCAAACGCATATGGGACTGTCAACTCGTAGAGTTCATACTGCGTAATCAATCTAATGCTTATCCAAGTCTCAATGGTGTTGCAGAATACTATGACCTGGGTACTAAACTAGATGAGGTTAAGGAAAACTACTGGAAGAATGGTATCGATACAGATAAGATACCACTTAACATTCTAACAGAGTATCTTAATCAAGATGTAGACTTAACATATAAAGTATATGAACAACAAGTAAAAGAATTAGAATTACCTGAACATGTAAACAAGAAAAGATTAATTAGTTTACATAACCAAGACTTACTTGTATTACAAGACATAGAGTATAATGGATTGCAATATGAGTATCAACATTCAATTACATTAGGAGATGAATTAGATGAACAAATATCGAAGCTCGATAGACAACTTTATCAGTATCATTCTTTTGAGCATTTTAACCCCAGTAGTAATGTTCATTTATCTTGTTTACTTTATGGTGGGACTATTCCATACCGTGTTCAAGAAGTTGCTGGAGTATACAAAGGTGGTGCTAGAATGGGTGAAGTCAAACATAAGTGGGTTGATAAAGAATTTAGATTAGATAAACTCTTTGACCCTCTACCTAATACAGAACTTAAACGAGAAGGTCAATACAAAACTAATGACGATACACTACAAAGATTACAAGGCAATGAAGAAGCTATGAAAGTTCTTAAGATACTCTTAACTAGAGCTACACTAGAGAAGAGACGAGGTACATATTACATAGGTGTACCTGCCTTATCAGACACTATGGGTTGGACTAACAATTTATTACATGGACAACTCAATCAGTGTGTAGCAAAAACAGGTAGGCTAAGTAGTAGCAAACCTAATTTACAAAACTTTGATAGTGAGATTAAATCACTATTCACAACGAGGTATATATAATGAGTGTAGATGGACAGCAACATGACATGGAAGCACTGCGTATGGATGAAGAACCTAAAGCATTAGAAGAAGCACATCATCACCATACTGCTAGTGAGTTCAGTGATATGATATTATCTCTTGGACCTAATGCAGTTCTTGGTTTACTAAAGGACGAAGCTAGAGCTGAGTTAAGAAAGAGTATTATTATTGCATACAACCACAGATTAGTGGAAACAACAGGACTATAATATGTTATTAAACGCAGATGTACAAGCTCTTGAATGGGTATGTGCTGCTTACTTATCTCAAGATAAGACTGCTATCACTGAGATACTAAACAAAGTAGACCAGCATACTGATAACCAAGAAAGATTTAAGCTACCTACTAGACTAATAGCAAAGACCTTTGTCTTTAGATTAATCTATGGTGGTAGTGCTTACAGTTATGGTATGGATAATAACTTTAAAGACATTGGTAATGAACACTATTGGCAGAAGGTTATAGACCAGTTCTATGAGAAATATACTGGACTTAANACATGGCACAAAGAGCTAGAAGATACTGTTAAGCAACAGATGTATCTAGAAATGCCTACTGGCAGAAGATATTATTACCAACCTGAGTTTAACTCACAAGGTAAACCTAGACTACCACGAACAAGGATACTTAACTATCCAGTTCAAGGTCTAGGTGCAGACCTAATGAGTATAGCTAGAGTATCATTAGCTAACAGACTCAAGGGATTAGATTCTCTTAAGCTAGTCAACACAGTACATGATAGTATTATGATTGACTATGATGAGAGAGTACAAGACACTGATGAACTTATCAGTGTTGTAACAAGTGCATTCGAGGATGTACCTAAAAACTTTAATAAACTATTTGGTAAAGAGTTTAACTTACCAATAAGAGTTGATGTTCAAGTAGGTACTAACTGGGGTGAATTAAATTAACCATAAGGAGACTTATATGCAAATAGAAGTAATTGATGTTGGAACTGTTAACTCTCATTCTGCAAAGAATGGACGACAGTATCAATCAGTAGAAGTAACATATAAAAATGAAGCTGGACAAGCTGGTAACAAAAAGCTTATGTCTTTCTCCCATCCTGATGTATTTAAAACTGCACAGACATGGACAAAGGGCGACAAGGTAAACATTGACTCTGTTAAAGATGACAATGGATACTGGCAGTGGACTAAAGTTTTAGCAGATGGACAAGCACCTAGTGCTAGTGCACCTAAAGCTAGTTCACCTAGCCCTGCTGCAAGGGGTAATTCATATCCTACAGAAGACGAACGAGCTCAGACTCAAGTCTATATCATTAGACAATCTAGTCTAACTAATGCTAATGCAACATTAGCTACAACAGGTAAGGTTGTATCTCAAGATGAAGTAGTTCAGTTGGCTAAGGTCTATGAACGATTTGTCTTAGGTTTAGACCCTACCACTACCATCAAGGAACCAGAGAGTATAGCTGAGATGGCATCGGATATACCCTTCTAGATGATAGCTCTCATCGACATGGACTTGGTACTATTTCGCTCTGCGATTAGTGCCGAGAACGATGGGTTTGGTATAGCTAAATACAGAGCTGAACAATTACTGGAAGGTCTTATGAAGAAGACTGACGCTATTGACTTTAGAGGTTTTATATCTTCAAAGACTAACTTCCGTAAGACAGTGATGCCTAGCTACAAAGCTAATCGTACTGCACCAAAGCCTATTCATCTTAAAGAATTGCAGGAGTATGCTCTCAAGCATATGGATGCAGAAATGTCTAGAGATGATTTAGAAGCTGATGATGAAATGGCAATCCATCAAGATGAGAATACTGTAATTGTTACACTGGATAAGGATTTACTTCAAGTACCTGGTAAACACTTTAGTTGGGAAATCTCTGGTAAGAACTGGAAGAGACCTGACAAATGGTTTGACCAGACAGAACTTGAAGGCATGAGATTATTCTTTGTGCAATGTATAATGGGTGATACTACAGACAACATACCTGGAATTAAAAACTATGGTAAGGTGAAAGCTACCAAGTTATTAGGAGGTTGTTCGACAGAGCAAGAGATGTTTAATGTAGTTCACCAATTGTATTCTGATGACGAAGAGTTCATTCGCAACGCTAGTTGCGTATGGATGAAGCGTTCAATTGATGATGTATGGAGGGATAGATTTGATAAATTTCAAGAGTCAGTTGGAAAGGAATGCTTGGAAGATACTCAAGAAACATTGGAGCCAAGTTAAATATGAACCAGATGTTATACAGTTTATTCAACCAGAGAAGGTTCGTAAGTATTGTCCTGATTTCAAGATAGGACGGAATGTTTACCTTGAAGCTAAAGGTAAGTTAGACATAGCAACAAGACAAAAGATGGTGAACTTTAAAGCATCTAATCCTGATGTAAGGATTATATTCTTATTCATGAACCCATCTAATAAAATAACCAAACGCAGTAAGACAACCTATGGAGTATGGGCAGACAAAGAAGGTTTTGAATGGCTAGACTTTAGGTTGAACTGGGTTAAACATTTAAAGGAGATGTTGAATGGAAATTAAAAACTTAAAAGAGAACGATGATGGAAGTATGGACTTTGATTTTAAAGTTGATGCTGTTGAGTCAGAGTTCTTATTAGCATTTGCTATCAAAGCTCTTATACGAGAAGGTGTAATCAAGACTGGACAAGAAGAATTTGATTTGCAAGAAATGCAAAACTTTAATGGAGGAAATTTAGACTCATGAAACAACACCTCGTAATCGGTGATATACAATTCAAACCAGGTATTAATGATAATTACTTAACTTGGATTGGAAAGTATATTGTTGACAAAAGACCTGATGTTATAATCTGTATTGGAGACTTCGCTGATATGGAAAGTTTATCTAGCTATGACATTGGTAAGAAAGCTTTTGAAGGTAGAACATACCAACGAGATATTAAGGCAGCGAAGGAGGGGATGGCAACCCTTCTTGCACCTTTACATGCTCTCAATAAGAAGCTAACTAAAAAGAAACTTAAGAAGTATAAACCTAAAATGATACTGACATTAGGTAACCATGAAGCTAGAATCAATACTGCTATTGAGTATGATAGGAAGCTTGAAGGTCTTATCAGTATGGACGACTTAGGTTATGAAGAAGCTGGTTGGGAAGTAGTACCTTTCCTAGAAGTTAAAGCTATTGATGGAGTTGCATACTGTCATTACTTTGCCTCTGGTATAATGGGTAGACCTGTTACTTCAGCTAGAGCTTTACTCACCAAGAAACATATGTCTTGTGTAGCAGGACACCAACAGGGTAGAGATATAGCATATGGCAAGAAAGCAGATGGTACAGAGATGACTGCTATTATCAATGGTGCATCTTACATGCATGATGAAG